GATTGCTAAAAATCTTTTGAATAAATCTAGTTTTATAAACTATACTAATGATCGAAAAGATGAAATGATTTCCAACGCAACATTTTTTATGTGTAATTATATAGACCGATTTGATGTTACTAAGGGGAATCCATTTGCATATTTTACCAGAGTAGCGTTTAACGCTTTTCTCCAGAATATTAATGGATATAATGAGTTAGGAGATATTTTTACATCTTTAGAATATATAGATAATTTTAGTGAATGTGAATTTTTTGAAAATAGAAAAATTGAAAATGAATAAAATATGTTTAATTTTTGATCTAATAATATAAATAATTATAGGTAATAAAAATAATAATTAAAAGGAGTAATATAATGCCTATAATTGAAAATAATAATTATATAAAAGCTATTTGTGACAATTGTAATAAAGAATATTTTACTACTAAGTATGTTTTAAAAAATAAAAATGTTTTTTGTTGTAAAAAATGTTGGGATGATTTTCAAATTAAACAAAAAAGTCAAACATTTAAATAAAGAGCCAAAAAAATACATGAAGATTTATACGATTATTCTAAAACTAAATATATAGGGGCTTTAAAAAAAATAACAATTATATGTAAACAACACGGAGAATTTCAACAAATAGCAAATAATCATTTAAGAAGTGGATGTGAAAAATGTTCAAAACTATATATAGGAGTATTAAAAAAACAAAAAACTATTGAAAATTTTTTAAAATTAGCTCCAAAAATACATAATAATTTTTATGATTATTCTTTAATAAATATACATACATATGATACATCTACCAAAAATAGAATAGTTAAAATAATATGCCCTGTACATGGTGAATTTAATCAGAGAATAGATGCTCATTTAAGAGGACAAAAATGTAAAAAATGTCAAAGAAGTAAATCAATAGGAGAACAAACTATTCAAAATTTTTTAGATAAAAATAATATAAATTATAACTATCATTATAGGTTTAATAATTTAGTTAATCCAAAAAATAATTATGCTTTAGAATTTGATTTTTATTGTCAAGAAAAAAATATATGTATAGAATTTAATGGAAGACAACATTATGAACCTGTAAATTTTGATAAAACTAAAAATCTAAATATAGAATATATAAAATTAAAAACAGAAAAAAATTTTAAACAACAACAAATTAATGATAATTTAAAAAAAGAATATTGTAAAAAAAATAAAATTAAATTAATAATTATTCCTTATTGGAATATTGAAAAAATTGAAAAAATATTAGGAAAATTTTTTATATGACTAATCGTGTTTGTCTCATTTCAGATTCACATTTTGGTATAAAGAAAGGTTCTGATGTTTTTATAGAAAGTCAATTGAGATTTTTTAAAGAGCAGTTTGTTCCTTACCTTAAAGAACAGGGGATATCAACTATCTTCTTTCTAGGCGATTTATTTGACAATCGAAATTCTTTAAATATTAAAATCAAAAATGATATATTTGATCTTTTTGAAAATTATCTAATTGATTTTGAAATCTATTTAATCATTGGCAACCATGATGCTTATTATAATACCAACATAAATATTCATTCTCTAAAATTCTTCAGCAAATTTCAAAATATAAATATCATAGATAAAACAACAACAATTCAAAAAGCTAATAAAAATATTTTATTATCTCCTTGGATTGTAGATTTTTTGGAATTTAAAAAAGAACTAGTTGATTCTGTTGATTTGTGTTTTGGTCATTTTGATATAAAAGGTTTTCATTTTGATAAATTTAGATTAAGTGAACATGGTATTGATCCGACTATTTTTCCTAAAAATTGTAAAAAGGTTTTTACAGGACATTTTCATACTAGAAGTAAACAAACTATAAACAATACAGAAATAGTATATATTGGATCACCATATCAATTATCAAGAGCAGATATAGCAGAAGAAAGAGGATTTGTTGTAATAGATTTAGATACTAATAAATATGAATTTATAAATAATAATAAATCTTTAAAATATATAAAATTAAAATATCCTGAAATGTTTACTAAAAATAGAATAAAAAATAACATTATAGATATACATATAAATAAAAGCGAAATTTATGAAGAAGATAAAATTCATAAATATATTGAAACTGTTGAATCTTATTATCCTGCTGAATATCCAAATACTTTTATTATAGATGATTCAGATTTCAATAGCAATCTTAATGGTAATAATATCAATATAGATTCTATAACCGATTTGATTAAGATATATGTTGATTCTTTAAATATAGAAAATAAAATTGAAATTTATAATACTTTAATGAGCTTGTATAAAATCGCAAAAGGAGAAATACAACATGAATGATCATAATAAAATACCAACTAGTGATATTGAAAATTTTCAAAATCAATTAAATAATCCTAATACACCTTTCGCAAATCAATTTCAAGAAGGTGGAAGAGTTCAAAAAATAAATAAAAATTTAATATTATCATATGTGTCAGATAGTACAGGATGTGGACATATTAGAAATATATTTCCAATGTCATATCTTAATTCAGTATTTGGAAAAACAGGCAACTTTAATGTAATGCTTTCTCCAGTAATGATCTTTCAAGAAGATATTCTAATGAGAACTAGAAGTATATTCTTTCAAAGAACAATGGACCCAAGACAAAAAGGGGCAGTACAACATTATCGAAAACTTAAAGAAAAATTTAATTTTAAAATGATTTATGATATTGATGATTTCATTTGGAAAGGACCAGACGCAGGAGAACAAATTCCAGATTATAATTTTGGAAGCGAAAGTATTGGTGATGATGTAAGACAATCTTCTATTGATATTATGAATATGATGGATACAGTATGTGTCAGTACAGAATTCCTTAAATACTATTTAGAAACGCATGGAGTAACTTCTCCTATCGTTGTAGTAGGTAATACAGTTGCTCAATATTTTTGGGGACCAGATAGACGAGCGCCTATTAAAAATAAAATTATTAAGCCTAGAGTGATATGTCAAAGTTCTCCGACACATTGGCATGAAGGAAAAAAATTAAAAGGTGATTGGGAAAATGCATGGTGTGATTGGGTTATTAAAAATGTAAAAGAAAATAAAATAGATTTTTGTATGATGGGAGGTGGAGCATTCTTCTTTGAAGAAATTAAAGATAAAATAAAAATTATTCCTTGGGTAAATAGTTATCAATATCATTTACCAATTAAAGAATTTAAACCACATTTTAGTATTGCTCCATTAGTTCCAAATTATTTTAATTATTCCAAATCAAATTTGCGATTACTAGAAGCATCTGCTGCTGGAGCTATTTGTATGGGATCAGTTTTTACAAACGGTAAACCTTCACCGTATGATGAAAATTTTGTAAAAGTTCCAGACAATGTAACTGTACAAGATATTGATGATATTTTTTGGTCTTTAACAGAACCAAATGTTTTTAATGATATAATACAAAAACAATATCAATATTTGGATCAAAATGGAAAGTGGACAGAATCACCTATGTTTATAAATAGTTTTGCTAGTCTTTTTTGAATTACGTGAATTCGTTTGCCGGTTTATTTTAAACTTGACATATCATTCATGAATATGTTATCTTTAATATGTTGATTAAGGTATTTATAAAAACATATGGTTTATAGAAAGAAAGGTTTATAATGAAATATATTCCACTTGAATCAAAGATACTAAGTATCAGCCATGTTGATCTAGATGGAGCAGTGTGTCAAATAATTCTTTGTAACGTCTACAAAAATATAGATTGTGTCAATTTATCTTTTTATAATGTAGATAAAACCCTTCAAACTTTGGATTATTCCAAATATGATTATGTATTTTTAACTGATATACACCCAGATAATGATGCTAGTCTGTATATATCTGATAAAATCATATTAATAGACCATCATAAAACAGCATTATCTTTAAATAACCCAAGCAAAAAACATTATGTTATAGATGGAGTATGTGCTTCAGTTTTAGTCAAAAGATTTTGTGAAAAAATGTATAATATAAAACTTAATCATTTAAATAACTTAGTATATCTAACTAACGATTATGATATGTATACAGTTAAAAATCCAAAAAGTAAATTGTTAAATGATATAATGTTTTATTTCTATGGTCCTAATAAATTCATTACCAATTTTATAAATGGAAGGACTAGATTTACAGTAGAAGAAATTAAATGGTTAAGAAAGAGAAGAATAGAATTTAATGAAACATATGAAAAATTAGAAATATATGAATTTTTAAAATATACAGCATGTGTTGTAGAAACCAAATTCTTCATTAATGAAATAGCACATAAATTAATGAATGAAGAACAATATAGAATGGTTATTGTTAGAAATCCTAGTAATGGTAGAATAAGTATTAGACATAATATTAAAGGTCTTGATATGGGAGCATATTTAAAAAATAAAGGATGGGGAGGTGGTCATGAGCTTGCAGCAGGAATGTTTGTAGATGATTTAAATGATTTTCAAAAGAAAATTCATATAATCGAAGAAGACCTTGCTGATCAAATACAAATTCTAATTCAATGAAAAGAGGTTTAAAATGATGAAAGTTTATTTAGCTGGATTTATTCAAGGAACAGTTATTGATAAATGTGTTGAATGGAGAAAAAGAATTAGAGAACATTATGACAATTGGAAAGGAAGTGGAAAAAAATATCCTATTATATGGTTAGACCCTTTAAATGGTGAAGAATTTAGTGAGATTTCTCCAGATGGATTAAAAGGTGTTATGCCCCCACATACTATAGTACATAAAGATTATAAGTGTGTAGAAACGTGTGATTTAATAGTTGTAAACATGGACACATTTGGTCAAGATAGACCATTGACAGGTACTATTTGTGAATTAGCATGGGGATTTCAATTACATAAATCAATTATTATGATAACTAATGAAGATAAATATAGACTACATCCATTTCTAGAATATTTTTCAAGTTGGATTGTACCATCTATAGATGAATTACTTGATAAAAAAATTATCAATCAATTTTATAAATCTTGGCATTCAGCCGAATATTAAAAGGAAATAATATGCCATATATTAAAAAAGAAGAACGAGTCGAAATGGATAAAGTTGTAGACTTCATGATAGAACATGGAGTAAAAGCTGATGGCAAATTAAACTATGTTCTTTTTAAATTCTGTAAAAATACATTGTTTGATACACAGAAAGAATCATATAATGAATATAAGAATTTTCTAGGTGAACTTAATGAATGTGCAGAAGAAATACGAAGAAGACTATTAAGTTTATATGAAAATTCTAAAATAATTGAGAATGGAGATGTATATTAAAATGGATCATTTAAAAGAACATATCGAATATAAAAATCCTAAAATATTATTTGAAACTATTATGAGAGAAGCTGATGAATTATATAATCTTGATCATATAAATTTTGACACATGGGAAAAGGCAATATATGCAAGTTGCATACTAAATGCTTTTAAAGTAGCAGGAAATTCTAAATTATCTAAAGAAGATTTATATAAATATACTGAACAAGTTTTTAAAGATTGTAAAGAATATGCCGAACAAAATAATTTATTAATGGATGGAAAAGAATAATGTTCAATAATATCTATTACGATAATAGTAACGGTAAAATTTCCTTATGGGAAACCGAAGATGAACACAGAAGTAAAATCGAAGAAACTCCTGCCATTGAATATTATGTTCCCGATCAAACTAAAAAATCTAGTATCAAAGATATATATGGTAATGTTGTAGTTTTGCAGACTAGTAAGACTGTACACGATATGAAATATGTTGCTTCTAGTGTTTCTACTTGTGAAACAGATGTTGCTATGGATATTAAATATCTTCAGAAGAGATATTTGGGTAAAGATTTAATAGCAAACATGAAGAATTTTAATGTTGCTACTATAGATATAGAAGTGGAAGCAGATGGTTCCTTTCCTGACGAATGGGAAACCAAATATCCTATTAATTTAATATCTATTCATTTTTCTAAAACAAATGAATTATATACTTTTGGTAATAAACCTTATACTGGTAATAGTTCTGAAGTTAAAAATTATCATTATTGCGCCGATGAAAAAACATTGATAGAGAAATTTATTATATTTTTTAGAAAACAAAAAGTTGATATTATTACAGGATGGTATTGTAGAACCTTTGATATTCCTTATATTGTTAATAGATGTAAAATGTTAGGAATTGAAAAAACTTTATCGCCATTGAATATCGTACATGAGAAACATATTAATGGATATCATGTATCTGGTAAAGGATATATGATAGCAGGAATTTCGATACTAGACGGTGTAGAGCTTTATAAAAATTTTGTTTATAAGAAGAGAGAATCATATTCCTTACAATCTATAGGAATGTTAGAAGTTAAAGAAGGTAAAAAGAGTTATGAAGGAACAATTAATAATGCTTGGAAAGTAG